GATTCTTCCCAAAATAAGAATTCGCAACCGTAGCCCACCCCGCATTCCCGTGTCAGACTTCCATCATCAAGGAGGTTTGACGATGCCTGCACTGCTCTCGGCGTACTTCGTCGCAGCTCTCGTAGCAAGCTAACCAGTACCATTCTATGGTCGCACCCTACACCTAGAACTTTTGTATACGAATCGGTCAAAGAAATCATTTTTGTTTACGTAACCGACCAAAACATCGTTATTACACATGACGGTAAGAATGTTGTTGGCGGAATGGAAATGATTAGGTTGGGTTCCTTGAAACATTAGAGGATGATATCGAATTATGCGAACAGGTATTCGACGATTATGTCAACCAGATTTTGGATTGTTTGTAGGCATTGAGAACCTAACACGCTGTAAGTAAAAGTAGTTGACAACACAAACCGCTTAATAAGCACTACAAATACCTATTTAAAGTTTGCAGACGGAAATATGTTGACTTTGCACCAGGGTGTCAATCAAAATTTCACGGTACAGTTTACTTCCCATTTTATGAACGATTATTTTTTGTGAAAATAGTTGTTGCTGTTCTTCGATCTTTCGGTTAGACTGATTTTAGAGAGTGAGGACCGAAGCAAATGATCTATACCGTTGAAATGGTTTCCCAAATGACCGTCAAGGAAGCTCGCAAACTAGGTGTTCAACGGTTTTACGATGGTTTCACTTTCGCCAAGTACAATGTCCGACCGGAAGGGTTTGTGATGGCTTGCTTTAAGGCCAACAGGAAAGAACTGCTAGAAGCACTTGACAATGGTTGGCATATTGCTAACCTGGCCGAACCAGTAGTCATGGATGATGGCACTGTTATTGGCAGCGTAGAAGCATCCAGACAACTAGAAGCGATTTGTGAGGGGTAAATGACGATGACTAAACAAGCTATTGACACTCTCAAAGAAGCGATGATTATCGATCTGTCGGGTGACTCCATCCTGGGCGGGTTTGGGTGTTACGCCTATGGTTCCGGTTGTGAAGATGCAATGAACCGTTGGTATCGCGCACGTAAAGAGGAATATCCAAAATCGAAGCACTTCCAAATAGCAAGGGATTTCTTGCTTAAAATGAGTGACGAAGCTTTTTTGACTTTTTACCGTAAAGCTGCAAAGGCAACTGTACTAAAAAACGTAGATAGTAGCATACTGGTTCCAGCATCTTGGTGGACTTGTTTTAAGTGCTAGGGGGGGTAAATTACAATGAGCAAGGTAACACCAGTAAAACCACAAGAACCGCCTAAGTATTGTAAGAAATGTGGTGGTAGCGGTATTGATAGCAAAAGAACTGCACAACACAACAAAAACAATTCATCTGGTGGTAATATTCGTTGCCATCCTTGTAATGGTAATGGCCTTGATCCAGCGGAATACTTTAATTGGTCCAAATGACCGGGTATCGAGAAAGTGGTAAAATCCGATGTTTAACCGAGTAATAAAAATCGAAGAAGCTATCAAAGAACACAACGAAATTATTGACTCTTTGCGAAAAGAACTAAAAGAAATCCGACGGCAATGTCAACACTCAAATAAACAAGTCAGCAGTTGCGGTTATGGCGTTGCAAATTATAGATGCAAAGACTGTGGTGATGATTGGTCCGACTAAACACCAATTGAGAAGTTATCTCCCTGTAACCAAAAGTAAGCAACGATACTAACCGTTTAATAGGTACCCCAAATACCACTTCAAAGGTCAGCGACGGGGTTCTGTTGGTTTTTCTCTAGAGGGTTGATCGATTTAAAAGGGTGAAGTTAAGGTTACATTAACAACCAACTTTACGGTAAAAATCAAGTAAAATCGACCAAACCACCAAAAATAACCCTTGACATCGCTAAAATGATGTGGTTGTAAGTGGTTAACGATACTATTTGTTTAATAGGTATGTCAAATACCTATTAAATTGCTTCCCGTCGCTGTGGTGTTTATTTTTCACTAGGGTGAAGATCGATTTTGGGGAGTTACTTTTACTTCCCAATGTAAAAAGTGCAAAGAAAGTGAAAATAGTTGTTGCAAGGTACCAAGGGATCAAGTAAGATGTATTTAGAAGGTGGGGTAACGAAGATGTACAAGCAAGCGCGAGCAAAAGTAGGCGGCGAAATTGGGGCAAACGGGGAGTTTTATGAAGGTGGTAAGTTCATCGCCACTGTAAACCGCGCTAAGGGCAGTAAGCCGTCAGCTACACGACGCCAGCAGGTGAGTTTAGGGGTTTGGGAGGTTCCGCCATCGGATAAGCGCGGTAGTTGTTTTGCAATCGCGTCTGGTATCGTAAAGTACGACCGTTCGGTAGGACGTTTTAACCTTTCAGGAACGGACGATGCCGAAACCCTAAAAAAGAACTTCCCAGAAGCATTTGATATGGCAGAACGGTACAACAACGGCGAACGCTGGTACTAAGAAGGTGGTCAAAATGCAAAAGCTAGTCAAAAGCGAAAGCAAAGTAAAAGCTACCATCACCACTACCATAGGCCTCACTGCTTTCCAGTTCATTCGTGATCGCCTCGCCATCACGAATACTAGGATCAACAAGGGAGAGACGGAACAAATGGAAACCATGAACATCGAAGTCAGGGGTCGCGCGGTCAAGGCTTTCACCTGGACACTGGACACGACGGAGACGGTCGCATACCTCAAGACACACAGTGTCAAAGACCTCTCTTGGAAAATGTTGTCGGAGAAGAAAGCACTCGCGAAAGCTTCCCGAGAGATGGGCGGCGAGGCGGCGACAACAAACTTCGCTCTCAGCATTTTCGAGAAAGCCCTTGATATCACTCTCGGCCTAACAGCCTTCCAGTTCATTCGCGATCGTCTTGCCATCAAACGCTGCCCGCGCACCTTCCGCGTTGCTGTGACCGGCAAAGGTGATGTCTTCATCGTGGTTGCCCGCAAGGGTGGCGGCTTTCTTACCCTCGAAGGTTGAGTGGCGACGATGACCAGACAAGCCTACTACCACCACATCAGATCGCTCGGTGCCTTTCCAGCCGTAGACGCTTATCGTCTGGCCAATGAGGCAGCAAAGCTCGATGATGCCAGCGCAGCCGCCAAGGCGAAAACCTCGAAGAGGGAAGCGACTTACGAGGTGTTGCCGGACGGCTCTGGTATACTGCGATCGAGTCGAAGCATCACGGTTTACTAGGCTCAGCGACGATAATGCTTTTTTTTGAAAAAAGACTGTTGACAGTCCGCACAAGCTGCCGAATACTAGGATCAACAACGGAGGCACAGATGACCAAAGCAAAGCGAGTTGAAGAGATCAAAGGGTTCGTGAAACGGCAAGCTGCTTTTGTGGCCGACCTCAAGACCCGAAAGTTTGAGCATGTCCCACATATCCGACCCTTCCACGAGAAAACCCTCGCGGAAGCTCAAGAGTTGCTTGACCGAGCACAGAAGACCCTTGCTGCGCTGGCTTCTTAAAAAAGGAAGTATTATGGCCACCTACATCGTCGAGTTCACCATCATCGTCGACCACCCCGAGAAGCGTTGCGAGACGCTTCCCCGAGTCTTCGCCGGGACGTTCATCAACACATCGTCGTCGCACAGCAATCAAGGTACCGCCCTCAAAGCGTACCGCGAGATCATTCAGGGCGAGTGGGACTTCGGTAGCGAGTATGTGAGCCGCGTCCGCGTCATCGCCAAGACAGCGACGGCATCGCCCCGTGTAGTCCGAGGCTGGCGGCTGCGAGGTCGTCTTGACAAGACGGCAGCGTCGGTGGTAGTCTAAGCCATGTCGCGCATAGAATCCCAGGCCGTCGGCGGCTTCTACAAGATCGGTAACAGACGGTTCGATATGGCCCGTTTCACTTGTAGAGCGGGCGAACAGGGTCGAAGGCGTTCATACACCCGATGGCTGGTTACTGAGCGTAATTTAGATGGTTCTTTCAAGAAAGCACTTGACACGGAAATGGACCCTACTACCATCGTAGAAACACATAAGATGATTTTGAAGTACGTAGCTGAAGGAAACTAATATGACCGACAAACAGCTAAACAACAAATGTAAAGATGCTCTTTCTCTATGTTCCCCTAAAACGGCAACCAAAATTTTGATCTTGCTGTGCCGGTACGCTGGTACACCACCCGGTGGTACCGATGATACTGTAGATGAAGTTAATGCCGAATTGTCAGTAATGGGTATTGATATCCGTACTGGCGACATTCGTTAAGTGACACCAGATGAAAAGGTACAGTTCTCAAAACAGCATTACAAAACCTTGTCTGACCGGGAGGTGGCCATCAAAAGGATAGCCGGTGAAGCTTATCTGCACAAAGCGGTAATGATATCCGGCACTTTGAGGTGTGGTCTTTGTAATGGTGTCATTAGGCCGCTACACAGCAAATCAAGCTGTTGTAAAGCTTCCTATAAGCGATACATGCAAGAAAACGAAGCTACCTATATCAAGAACAAAGAACCAAAGAAAGGTTAATAAAAATGGCAACCAAACGCGCTACAAGCAACGATATTTATCAAGCATACCTACTGTCCATTAACGGTGCTATCACCTTTCCTACGGGCTGTAGGGCATTACTGGCGCACTATCAAGGCAAGTCTAAAGGTCGGCTGCTAAGCAAACAAGAACTATTAACAGAAATCAAGCGGTTAATGGGTGATTCTATTCGTGTTAAGGATGTTCAACAGGATAAAGTAGAGGAAGTTACCGATAACAGACCAGTACCCCTGTATAGGGTAGGTCAAGTGATTACTATTAGAGGGGTAAAACAAACTATAGTAGGGTGTATCTGGGAACAGGATAGTTTTGAATACACAATTACTGGATGCACAGAACCAGTTGACGAACTAGAGCTGTGGTGGAAGACATCAAAATGACTAAACAGCGTAGCAGTTACACAACACCCGACGCACAAAACCTCATTGGCTTGTTAGGTGGCGGTCATCTATATCAAAACCTAACGGTAAGTCAAGATGAACTGGCGCATCTTCGTAAACTCTATGGTTTTACGGTAGAACAACAAGGTACGCTAAAGCAAGCTGGCGCTGATAGAAACCTTTTTAGACATGCAGAACACGATGGGTTGCGTATCATTGCTTGGTTGGCCAAGTTTGTTGAGCCTGGAACGGACCCACTTAAAACAGTAGTTCAATTAGCTATTGATTCTGGACTTGATGTAAGTCCAACCGATATCGAGTGGATTATTAGTGATGATTCAGGAGAAGTTAAAGAAGAATGACGCTCGGACAACGACAGTGAGCAGGGGTAAAACAAACTATAGTAGGGTGTATCTGGGAGCAGGATAGTTTTGAATACACAATTACTGGATGCACAGAACCAGTTGACGAACTAGAGCTACAAGAAGCTTCGATGTACTAAGAAAATGACACCATTTCAACTACTTTATGCGCTCCATATTAACAAACAAGTCACTACTGAATTGTTCTTAAGTCGTCTACAAGAACTTAAGGAAGGTAAGCTAAAAGAACTTCAGGAAATTGAAGATGCCATTCAGTTTAATTCACCTCTGTAGTAGGCTCTGTACCAAACAAACCGGAACCACTATATAAGGTAGGTGAAACGGTTTCGTATAAAGGTGTTAATATCCGTATACTGGATGTTAAATATTCTGTAGGTTGCGGTGACTATATATATTTTACTAACAATAGCGGTAGCGATGCGTACATCCGACAACGGTTCCTGAGTAAACCTATCTATAGCATGGACCTATAACTACATGAAAATACAACGAATTAAACGTAGTGATATTCTCAAGACAGCAATAGACATCTTTGGTGATATTGTTGTTGGAGTATACGAGGAACTAGAGGTTTATCCAGGCGATGTACAAACTAGTGGTGCTGATATATGCGGTGATGAAATCGAATTTGTTACCACTGTTATCATTGAATTTACCAACGGTAAGTTTGTTAAGTTTGGCACTGCTAAATATAGCTGGATTGAGCCATCTACCAAGAAAGAAGTAGTAGAATGTCCAATAAACTAGAACGAACCTTCTATAACATTGTTGCAATATGGATGTTTTAAACGATATCCGTCGAGAATTAGGTTTAAAAATTATTGATACAGGAAACGTGGTGGAAGACATCAAAACAATGAAAAGACTGTTATGGTAGAGATATGAAAGACCATCCTTATATTTGGTTAGCTGGACTGGTGATATTTCTCGGTTGTTGGGCTTATAATAGCTGCGACCTAACCGATCATAGAAAGGAACAATGTGAAACCCGTAAATGTATTGGAACTCTTAAAGCGAAGTGGTTTAACACTCGGTACAGTACAGAATGTTTATGTGTACAGTTACCAGAGTAACTATCAATACCTACTACAAGGAAGTTAAAAGAAATGTATAGTAAGTTTGTTATGATTTAACGTCTATAGGTATCAACCCCTATAATCCACCAAACCGCAGCACAACCAAAGCAAAACAAAGCCCATTGCATAGCATCACCTTAGCGCAAACTACTTGCCACAGATCGTGGTAGAGCATTGTAGACGCTGTGATGCAGTGCTACTATCCTCACAACACTTATTGTGACCACAACAACTAAACCCTTTAGGACATTCAGGTTCACAATCAACAGCCTTTTCAAATGGGCTACGTAATTCAACTGTAACCACCTGCGTATCAACATTCTTACTGAACACAAAAGACAACAACAATACCAATATAACCACTGTACCTAACTTAGCAGCTATACTACGAAGCATACTTTCAGTGTTCTTGGTACGCTCATCTAACCGATCTATCTTTAACTCTATCTTTTCTTGTAAACTGGCATTTTGGGTTTTAGCTAGTTCTCTAGTCGCTGCCACATCTTGGTTAGCATCATCGGAACGCTGCTTTAATAGCTCAGTCAAATGTTCACGGTTAAGTTTCTGTTGAGCTTCCCAACTAGGTAACAGATATCTAACCACGAATAAAGCAATACTACCAACCGTTATAAATGGACTAACAGCTATACCAAACGCTAACCATATATTAGGATGTGTTTCAATAGCAGTCTTAACCGTTTCTAAATTGTCTAACATTATTTGTATCCTTAAAATAAAAAAAACCGACTAAGCATTTAACTCAGTCGGTTTAATCCGTTATTACTATTTTGTTACGCTTTACTTATCGAAATTGGTACCGATAAGGTTCGTAACCAGGACGTTCTTACGCGGCTGGTAGCCGACCAACGTAAGAAATCGAAAGTGAGCTTCTGGCATCGACAGGTCAAACTCAGCAAGCTTCTTCTTGCTATAGGGAGCTAACTCATTCACCTGCCAAGTGTCCGACTGTAACAACACACCATTAACGCTACCCGGTAACTTATTACCAAGGTCAATGAAAAGGGTGGTTGCGGCACCACTGTTAGCAACACGACCAATAAACCGAGTCTTGGTACCGTTAGCTAACGACCGATACACGTTAAAGAACCGTACAGTACCGCTCGGTGGAGTAATGGTTAACTGTAACGAATCACCACTAGCTGCAACCGTTAATGACTGTGTAACCGAAGCAACACCTTCACCATTTTCGTTCTGAGCCGTAACAATGAACTTGTACACTTCGTTAATAAGGAACGGCGTAGTCACACCGGCAATCGTAACCGAAGCCAGGGTAAACGTAGGGGCACCTAACGATTGCGGTCTACGTCTAGCTGGAGCAGTCTTACCACTGAGGAACCGTGACTTCATAATTTCACAAGGACCGTTATTGGTCCATTGCTTCTTTAAATCCGCTCCAGTTGCATCAGTAGGTTGACCAGAAAGAACGATACGAGAAATACCAAGGTTGATCTTGTTGTACTGGCTAACAACACGCGGATCACAAATAAAGGTATCAGCTTCACCGTTATTAAGGTTAGAACGAAGCATCGCATCTTCTAACGTAACCTGATCAAGGAAGGCACCCTTGTTAATAACTACGCTCTCTTCAGAACCAAACTCAGCAAACATTAAATCCTGGGTGTTAACCTGAGCATCCGACTGTCTAATTTGCAGGAACAGACCACGCATATTTGGCATATCGGGAATAGCAAGTGGGTTGCCATCGAACACACCTGCATTTGTGAACTCATCACAACCACGGAAAAGATCAAACTCTACGTCTCCTGCAATGACCTTAGCAGCACCATCGGCTTGACGATCGGAACCGCTGACGCCGTCAACAGTCTCAACAAGGTCACTCGAAAGGGTGCTCTTGCGTAATTGTGCGTAGAAGCACATAGGCACCATGACCCTGACGACATCGAGAGTATCTTCCTGACCAACAGCACCATCTAACTGAGCAGAAGCACCAAAGTTACCGTAGCTTAACTGGCGAGTAAACTGGACGTGTAGCGAACGAACCTTCTTGGTGTTTAACATCTGCTGAAGGATCAACTGCTTATCCTGAAAGCAGACATTCTGCATAACCGGCTCAAGGTTCTCTACCTGAACAGCCGAACCTTGGGTTAAGGTCGCTGGGGCACCGCCATACTGGCCAGCTTCCCATGCCTTACTAAGTTCCGCTATAATTCCTGTTCTATTCTGATTGAATAACATTGTAATTTTTACCTTTATATATCCTTATTGTTTATTTAACCTAGTAAGTGTTTAACCGCCGAAAGATCGCCCTTTGCGTAGTAAGCATTGATAGCTGCACGGTCGCTACCACTGGTACTGGCACTCTTGGACAGGGTAAGTAAGCGATCATGAACTTCCGACTTACTTAAGGTCTTAGGAGCGGGTTTCGGTGCCACTCTAGGGGTTACACGGAGCGGCTTGGCTGACGAAACTGCCTGGCTCTTCTGAAGGGTTTCAGCAGCTAACCGTAACTCCTTGGCAGCCTGTAACTTTAAAGCAGCTTCCGACTTACCCATTTCCGGGGTTTCGGTCGGGGGAGTAGCGGCAACGCTTTGTCCACCTTGAACCTGAGCAATTGCCTGCTTAAAAAGGTCTAAGTGTTCTGGTGACATCTGCTGAAACTCGGCAACTAACTCTTCAACAGTAGGCATCGAATCAGCATCGCCACCTTCCATACCTTCTGGCGGAGTACCTTCATCGCCATCTGGTTCTGCGGCACCTTCCGGGGGAACGTCGGCAGTAGCTTCCCCGCCCTCATCGCCATCTGGTTCCTGATGGTCCGTACCTTCAACTTCGGCCTTTAAAAGCATCGTCTGTTCATACAGCATACGAGCCAAAGTCTCTTCCGATTTCTTTACTAATTCCTGTGCAGTGCTCATTAGGTGTTCCCCATGATCTTGTTGTAAATATCGGCATCGTCGCTAAACTGCTTATTGGCTTCAATCATAGTCGAAACAATAGGAGCGGTTCCGGCAGTAGTCCTGTACACAACCATTCTCATACCGATCTTAGCCATAGGAATTTGCAGCTTGAGTAAGAACTTCGCAGTATTGGCCGCAATATTCTCATAAACCATTTCGCAAAGGTGCGGCGTATAAACCGGCTGAGCGATACCTGGAATTGAGGTCTGAACCACTGGCCACACCAGCGGACGGATACGCACGGTAGCAGCCTTAACACCCGCAGCACTAGGATCGCCAATTAACAGCGTAGGTAATCCATCTGCATCACTAGACTCAGTGATAGTGACCGATTCACTCTGAGCGACGGTGATATCGTAGATACCCTTTAATGCTCTAATTTGGGCCAAACTTTTATAATCGTAAATTGCCATTTTGTACCTTTATGTTTATAGGATATAATACTAACATTCGGGATAATTGAAAATTCTCGGAAATGTAGAAAATCTCTTATATAGGATGGAAATTATAAGGAGAAAGCGGAGAAACTGTGGTCGGTGCTACAAACCATTAAGCTTTACGGCTAGTCATTTGTGGTGCAACAACTGTAAAAGAGAATGGTATAGAGAAAATAAATATGGATACCGTAATAGATGTACCGATTGCCGTACGCCTCATAAGTTGAAGTACGGTAAATGTAAAGAGTGTTTGTTGAAGATAGGTCTACGGTATTGTGATGGATGTCGGAATGTTTTAATAGCGGCTTTGTGTTTCTATAGCAGTGACCGTAGCAGTAAATGTAAGGTATGCAGGAAGAAAAGGGTGGCTATCCTCCAGACTGAACGGGCCAAACTCTTGTAAGTATTAGAGTACCGGGTACGGGCGAGTTCCAGGTGAAATAGAAGTCGGTGCAATCCGAATCACTACCATCTACTAGAAAATCGATATCCGATCTAAAGCAAGTACCGGCAATGTAATTACCAGCGGTAGGCACCTTTAAATCACCGGCTGCTAAGGCCGTAGAGTTTGCAGGTCTACCAGTGACAGTAACGAGGTAAGAAGGGTTTCCGCCGACAACATGAACTCGCCAAACATCACCTGCATTCTTTTGCGGGTAGTTATATTTCAAAACAGAAAATAGAACTGGCACACCCGTTTCAATAGGTAGGGCAAGAGCTAAAGTGATACCGTTCTTTTGTATAGTGGGTTGTAATGCTGGTAGCCGTTCAACGGGAATCATGAACGGTAAGATTTAAAACAACTGTAATGATTTATGCACCATACTAAATATGGTATCATCACACTTACCACACACCACAACCTTACAGTTTGTTATCGTCTTACAAGGATTGATATATCTAGAGCAATCAGTACAAGCTACCTTCTGCATTACTCCGTACTGATTTACAAAGTAATTCTTACCTGCCTGTTCTTGCGCTGGTGAAGTACCACTAGATCGGTCATAAAAAGGGTCTTCAGACCACCCACATTCCGCACATCCATAAGGGCCGTGTATGATACCTACACCAACATCTACCGATTCTCTTTGACAAGGCTTATTACAGTTCTTACAAAGGGCTGTTATCATATTATACTAACCTCTTTATTCAATATTTATGACGTAGTGCCCTTGTTCTATTAAACCTTTGGCATATAGATCATTCACAATCATTTCCAATGAAGGATAAAACCTCCATTCAAAATAACGCATAATGTAATATTTATCTGTCTTACTAGGATCAAATTGCTGGTTGGTATCCCTATTTAACCAAGTTTGAAAAGATACACCTTCTTGACCTTTAGCTAGTTCAGTTCTATCATAATCAAAAGTAGTAGTTATAGGTACTGTAAATTCGATAATACCCCTATTTCTGCCACCTTCTTGCGCTTCTAAATCATATGGTCTTTTGTAAGTATCTCTAATAAAGCTGTTCCAATCAGATACTTGAATTAGTTTGGTATTTTTAAAGTTAAGCATATTATCACAAAGCCGCAAAAGCGTCATCTAAAGAATCAAAACAAGAAACCAAAGGATGGTTCATAAAAGTACCTGGAAAATTACCAATCAAGTAAACTGGTTTACCATTTCCCAGCGCAACCCCTATCTCTATATATCCACCTTTAAATACTTCGCCATCCTCAATATAAGCAATCAACAAACTGCAATCCGCCGCTTCCTGAACACATCTAACCCAAAGGTCTGATAGATCCTTAGTTTCCCCCTGGTCCAGCTTCATCAATCCAAGTAGAAATGATCGGAAAGCCCTTGTCTCTAAAAGACTTCCAAATATGAGCATGTTTGGTTTTACTAGCAACATATATACCTGACATATTATACCTTTTTACCAATCAATATTTATTTCGTATTCGCCTGCTTCAATTAAACCCTTTTTATGCAAGTCATTAGCAAGGGTTTGAACATCTGGGTAAAAATTCCTTTGATAGAACATCTCTATCTCCCAATCGCGCAGTAGCAACGAATTATCAATAGTCTTATTAAGCCAAGTGTTAAACTTAACACCCATTTGAGGACCATTAACAACTACAGGAATGTCTTCCTGATAGTCATTGTCATCATCGGTATAATCTTCTAACGGAATGGTAATAGGAAACAACCCTCTCGGTTTACAGTCATCCTGTTGCTGAAACGAGTAAGGTTTACCGTAGGTTTCTTGTACGAGTTTGTCCCAATCGCGATCTTCTATAACTTTGACCGATTTGTATTTCATCATGCTTTAGTCCGAAGTTGTTGATCTAGAACCTCTATTAAAGAGTCAGTTAAGGTGGTATTCACTTTTTCTTTAACTAATTGCTCCACTAGCCTGTTAATATCGTCAGTATTCATATTACTTACTTATACCTTTATTTTTAAAGTGTTAAGTGTGGCTTCGGGATTTATGTGCGGGGCCACTCCGAGCCACATGCCCCTATCCGTTTAATGCTTCGGTTCCATGAGAAAGAGAAACACTATACAGTATTTTATTGTCTACTTCATGTCTATTTTGACAAATAGACACAGCCGAATACTTCCCCTTACAAACGCCCAAATTAGTAATCGCACATAAGATGTGGCTATACTTTTTGATACTTTCAAAACTATCAACTTCATAACAAAGTCGATAATCAGAAGCTATCAAAAGCAAATCAATATATAACATTGGGTCATTTTGTTTCAAAGAAAGCAATTCATCAAAACAGCTCATATTTTCTTCAACTAGATAGCTAGTTGTTTTGATAGAAATTTCATTAGAAGAAACGTCAAAACAAGCGCAAATATTAGACTTGTCATAGGTCATTACACGGATAAACTTGGAACCCAGTTTTGTCCATGGCTCTAGAACTCTAACTCCGATTTCCTTGTAAAAATCAGATACAGCTTCTACAAAATCACATTCATTACTGGCCATACACTTACAGTAGCTAAAACTACCTAACGATTCGACCGTCAGGTAAGGTTAGACCGACGTTCTTAGGTGTCCATTTCTCCATAGGACGGTCCAATATCTCTAGCCCCACCTTCAGTAGACCGGACTTGCCAGCAACGGTTTCATTCAGCTCATGGATGATTTTAACAGCAACTTCAAGTCCTTGCTGTTCGTCTTCGACTTCGCAAACAAAAGATCCACCAATCAATCGTATACAGCTACCTACCTTTAAAAGGTGATCCACAACGATCTTACAAAGTTCCTGAGCCTCTTTAGGCGACTGTTCCCAACGATCCTTATAGTCCCAAATACCGCAATATAGATAAGGTGGCTGTGTAGCTACCAAAGAAGGTAACGATTCAGCGCCAGTGATAGGATCTTGGTATTTTTCGGGTGTCTCTGTTTTAGTTAAAGGCGCATCACTACTTTGGTATTTAATAGTCGCTTGGCCAGTTTCAGCTAATTGAACCAAAAGAGCTAATTCGTCTAACTCCAATAAAGAACCGTCTATCGTTGCTTTACCATCTTTGATAGATATAACATGCCCTGTACCATTAGGTCTTTGAAAGGTAAAGATAGAAGGTAAAAATGGAGTAATAGGTTCTAACTCTATGTTTACATCCCCTTTCAAAGAAAACAGAACGGGCGGTAATTCGGTCAGTAAGCCATCTGGTCTATATGCTTCCAAAGTAGAACCATTCAATATCCTACCTGCTAACACCAAACCGTTTTGAGTCCATTGATACATCTTAATTATCATATTTAATTACCCTTTGGTGGTGCGGACCATTGTAAAGCGGTTTCTGCATCCACACCGCACGACTCTAAAAACGATTGTAGTTTGAACGGCTCGATTGAATCATTGTTACCACCTTTAATAGTATCACCAGGAAACCAATAGGTCTTTTTAGGTGTTACGATACAAGCGTTAAACGATTTACAGCTAGCGCCTAATAGATGATCTAGCTCTATCAGTTCTTGAGGACGTTTTTGAAAGCTTGGAGTACACTCCCCGGCCATAGACAAATCCAAAGCTGTTAACGTCTTCATGGTTGAAGGGTTTGTAAATGCGACGGCTGGTATTAAACAATCAATGTTTAATAGTTGAACAGCTATAGCATAATACAAAGCAGAATGTGAATTAACATCTAAAAAGATATGAGGATTAGTAATCCAACAAGAGCCGTCTTTTAAGGTGTCACACTTTACTGTAGAAGTAAGGTCTAAACCTAATACTATTCGTTTTTGTCTATCAGTTTTGGTACTAAGGTCTAAATCGTCTTCCGTTACGATATTGCGTCCACATATTCGAGGAAGGTCTATGATATCTATAATCCCCGGTTTCAGTGTGCCCCAAGTAACCTCATTAAAACCACCTCCAACAATACCGAACTTCTCTTTATCAATCCAAACCAATTCGACGATTTGATTTTCACGAATGCGCGCTTTACCAGGGCTGACTAATAGTTGTCCTACTTGAATCAAATTACTGTTTCTGGGTTTAGCTTCTTCTATCAGTTGTTGTAATGACATTATTTAAGAACCATTGGTAATAGATGAGCAAAGAACAATAAGGATGCCGCTAAATCACCATATTTTCTAGCCCACTCTTCATGTAACATTACTGGATCAGATGGTTGACTTGGTTCTGCGATATCCATAAAACCCGTTCTATCACTGATTGGTACTTCTAAACCGACATTTCTCACATATTCCGGTAAAGTGAGCCACCTTTCCCAAGATGACGATAAAGCATCCCTATTAGGTGCAGTACAGTTTTCTCGATAAAAGGAATCAAAGTAATGATCGTTAGATACGTTGTCATATAACGTACCGTCGTCCTTGTTAGCAGGAAATAGTGAACTGACGATGGACTTATCGGGAACAACAACAGCGTACCCAAGACAAGCCATAAACGATTTAGCTGCCATAGGCGACGCCCCGCGCTCAATAAGAGCGTTGTAAACAGCCTTACCATCGTTCCTGTTAGCTGTTACTAAAGCGTGGGCTGTAGAGGCTTCTGGATCGGGAGTGACAACAGACAGATCATTTGGTTTGATTCTTAGAGCTGAAACAGTTTTGATATGGTTTACTAAAGAAGCCGGTACACCACCAGCCTCTATTAAGTTCATAATTCGTTTCCTGTTGTTTTCAGCTTTATTTAGTAGTTCTACGATCTTAGGGTCGGTCGCTGCTTTTTGATAGACTTCCTTATCTTCATTAGAAACTCTATCGGGGATACGGGCATAAAAAGTGCCCTTATCGGTTACAAAGCATCCTAAAATGGGATCAAAATGATTACGGAAAGTGGCGTTAGGTGCGATGTCTTCTTCTGACTTAGACAAAGAATCATCAAATAGATATTCAGTAACGATAGAGCAAGAACCTATTTCGTTCTCTGAGCGCTCTAATTCACTAGACATTTCTGGATCTTGTAATAAACCTGATTCACAAGACTTATTACAAGGCTTGATCGTTATTGCTACGTCTCTTGCAACGGTTCGAGTTAACCTCTTGCCCTTCTTTTCTAATGTAGCACCTTGTATAGAGAACCTACACAATATCTTTTCATCATTAGCGTTATGATCTCGTACTTGGGCAGCTAAAGCCGCTGCGGCTGGATGGCCAGCACCGTTATATAAACGGACTTGACCATAAATAAGCGGCAACCGTACAAGGTTCCAAAAGTGTTTTTGACGGTCATTTAGACAGTCTTGTGGGCCAAATATCTTATGGGCATATACTATGCGACCTAAGATGTCTAACGGGGAATGGCCAGCATCTTTCTTGCCACGATGTTCCCAATTCCCCGTCCCCTCTTGAACCAGTGAACCGATATCACAACCAGCTACGTCTAGTATTTCTCCAGACGTATCAATTGCTTCGGAAGCAAAAACACCATCTAGGATAGTGCCGCCTAACTTATTTCTTACGTTGGATATTCCACTAATCGCATCAACTGTAGGTTGATTTGGCTCTGTGAGCATATCCGCAAGATTTTAGGTTTATTTAACAAGGTCCGTATAAAGACGAGAAAATTCCTTATAAGAAACCATCTTCCTTTCCGTTGCATGTAACCGCCCTAAAGTAAAAGCAACGGTATCACCGTTTGAATATGAACCAGAATCAGCGTTTTTCTGGTTAGCACAATAAAAGAAGCTGCCTAAACCATTGGCTATACCATTACAATAAGCGACATAAGTATCAAAAGCACAAACGATATTTTTATTCATACACAAAAGATAGCGTAATTTACTTCACGCTATCTTTTGCAGCTTTCAAGTTACTATCAATGATCTCTTGATTCTGAACCGCTATCTCTTTTTGCTTGTTGTCCGACTTGACCACTATCCTGAACGCTTCCAAAATCGCTGCTACTATACTTGCCCACATCACATTTATCCTCTATTTGATGATTCAATAACTCCACTTCTGATTTTGTTAAGTGTGCAGGAAAATGAGCGATCTTAACAGCGTTTTTATTAGCTTTACTGATAGCTAATTGACATTCAATAGCCTGTTTTTCAGAATAAACTGAACCTCTTTGTATCTCAACTCTATTAGACCGCTCAACCAACAAATTAGAATACACGGTCAAAGGGACACAAGCGGTAATAAACACTATAGAACCAATTCCAATAATTCTATTCATCTTTAGTTACTTTCTTTAGGTGGTTGTTGTGGGTTTTGGGCAGCTTGAGCTAATTGCTGTTGTTGCTGTTCCATTTGTTTTTGCTGTTGTAGCATCGTTTGATATTGAAACCAAAATGGGTTTTGGTAAAACTGTTTAGAAGGGTCTTTGGATGCCCCTTCTACACCAAACATGGTTTCTTGAATGACTCCGAAAGGAACCATTTGTTGCACCACAGCCCACCATGCTTGGTTTAACGGTAAGTCACCAGCTAGTTCCTTTGGTATCGGTGGACGTTGCTTTGTTTGTCTTACGTGGTTTATGGAACCATCTAACGATAGGTTACGTGTTTCGTCCGCGTCTTCTTGGTCTAGGGTTTTAGCATCTAAACCTAAAAGCTTAAAGTGGGCGACTTTAGATAGTTCAAAATCAATGAGTGGTAATATTTGTTGATCAATAAACTCTTCTAAGTTCAAAAGCAAAGGACGTATACCTGTATCTCTATGTGCTTCTAGTAGGTATTCTTTATTCGAGTTATGTACGTAGAAACCATTAGCAATAAAGCCGTGACTATCGTTGAACATTTCAACGTCCGCCATTTCGACGACGTTATTTAGGTCTACGATATCAGTTATTTTAGTTACAAGGTATTGTTTGTCGGTATACTTTATTATAAGATAATCACCGACGATTAGTTCTTGCTGTGTCTTCCATTCAGCATAACGAATATCACAGTTATACACCATAAACTTGTGATCTGGCGAAGTAATTATCTCTGAGCCATTTTCAGTTATAGTCTTGATACTTCTTTTTAATCCAGATCGAAAGATCCTACATTCAGTGTATTTCTCACCATCCCATATTTCAGTAAATACTTCTTCTTTATCACCTAGAATTGTGCCGATCGATCTTTCTTCGTTTCTTTCGTGTACGACACAACTTAAATCAAGACACTCCGACAATGATTGATTATTCGTACCTCTGCTTAAATGTGCCTGACCGGGTAACTCTTCAGGTGACATCTGAAAAGCACTTAAAATCGCTCTAGCGTTATTATCAGATAGATATTGATACTCCATATCTCTAGATGAATTATCAATTGGTTGCCACGTTAGTTTATCTTCAGGACCGATACCAAACACAGGCATGCGGTGGCTGTTGGCCAATAACACACCATCACACATAAAGGCATGCTCTGGGCTTTTACACTCATGCCCCTTGCAATCATGAGTAGGTTCGTAAACAGAAACATCGTACATTTCTACATAAACATCTGTAGAATATTTTTCCTGCACTAATACAGTATCAAACCCTTTATTTCTTGGCTTAGTGCCCCATTCGTCACGGTTTGAAAATACTAAATCACCAATTTCTAAATCCTCTTGTCTCTTCCAACCAACGGTATAGGGGTCTTTAATAACCCTGAAACGATGGTCTGGCGAAGTCTTAACCGTAATATTGTCACTAAGTTTGGTAACAGCTAGTTGTTTAACACCCGTTCGATAAACCAAAGCTGGATGCCATTCTTTACCAGTCCAAATAGTACAAAGCTTTTCTTTTGATCCGTTCAAATAATCAGCAACACTGACTCTACCACTTTCTTGTGTCCAAATAGTAGAAGAACCGTCGATACAGTTATTCACACTATTTACAGCAGCCATAAACTCATTACGGATCTGTAATAGAACCTGTGCGTCAACATCATCACTTTGAATGATGATCATACCTCTAGCGGCTCTACCACTTTGGAAGAACAACTTATTATGTGCAGTAATAGAGATATGGGTTAATACTTCATTTATAGCTAAGTCTAACGGTGTTACAGGAAAGCCGAACCATTCAAAGTCCGACACTGGATAAAAGTTCTTACATCGTAGCTGTTCATCGGTAAAACATTGAATTGCCTTACCATCTAGTAACTGAATCCACTCATATCTATCCCAATCATGGCTACCATCTTCAGCATCTACATAGTCACTTAGACTTCCGCCATAAATGTTCTGTAATAGATGGCTTGATCGTTCTCTGATATCTTCAATTTGATTAGGTGCTGTAGTCTTAACAGTTGGAAAGATAGTACCGGCATCTAATGGTCTAAAACTGTGAAAATCACCGTCTTTATCGTTGATAATTTCTGTAGCAATTCTACCTACAATCAATGCAGACCGTGCGGTTTCCTCTAGCCATTGACTAAAGTTCATGGCCTCGGTGCGTAGCCAACCGTCCGTCTTACCGCACGTCTCAATGATCTTACACGCTCTTTCTATCCTCGCTTCGATGTCTTCTTTTTCCTGTTTAGACATCTTATCAAAAATACGCTTATCTGGTATAACGCCAAACCCTAACGATAACCTATTTTCTTGTCTACGGCCAAACTGAGATACCTGCTTTTGTCTGGCTAACAGTATACTACCAACCAATGAATCAGTTACCGATATCCTCTTTAGGATTGGTTCTGGTAGACCGGCTGGTTTAATGTAATAAAGACCAGTTAACGTACTATCTGTTTTATAAGGGTTTCCGGTAAAACCTAACCGAGTAATACGTCTATCAAAAGCGTCATATTCAGTTTTAGCTAAATCATCGCCATCATCTGGATTGATGCTCAGTGTCCAGATACTCTTCTTTTTTGTAGCAACTTCAATAGGATAAGGATTTTCATCCTTTTTAAGATCATCCATTAGGTTCCTCTAACCTTTACGTTCATCGGTTGAGCTGACTTGTTGGTTACGCTTAACGAATAACTAGGTCCACTCTTGGCTAATAGGCCGGACATATAACCAGCTTGTGAAGGTGAAACACGATTCATGACACCATTTACTGTAGCCTCACCTTCTTGGTCTACTAATAAATAGAAGAACCGTTTGTTTTGCGAATAGAAATCCATTTGGGCACCGGCTGTACCAACTTCTAATGAAGGCAATGGATCGGATGCCATAATTTCAAACCACCTAGAGGTTACGCTTTGAACCTTCCAAGTCCTACAAACCGGACTAGAGAAACCGTTAACGATATTTACATAGTCACCTATTTGTATTGGTCCAGGTGAGTACACGAAGAACTGAGCGGCAGAAGTGACGGTGACAGTTTCAGTGATACCCGAAAATCCAGCTTCCGGTGTACGAGCAAGCTGTAATTGTGAAGAAGTGTTATTTTTGTTTAGAACTTGCCAAAAGCCCACGTTAGCTTCGTTAAACGGTCCTGCAACATCACCAGTTAGCAAACCCGGAATGCAAACCGTATCGCCGACCAAAACACCCGCGAAATCGTTTGCCAGAGCGTCTACATTGACCGTTTCGTTCGCGAGCATAGTGACCGCTATGTTTCTACCAGTTAAGTCTACAGCTCTATCCGTGCGCAAAACTGGATTTGTACCAGCCGACCACGTAAGCCGATATAATGGATCTATGACTAGGGGCGATAGCGTAAGCGTAAAAACGGTAGACGGGCCAATCGAAGTAGTTCTAGTACCATTAAACAAAGTCACAGTAGAATTAGGCGCAACCGATTCAGTGATTTCAAACGGCTTGGAACTTTCGTCCGTAAATGTTACATTCGGAAAACCTGTTTTATTTCCATTACTGTCATAAGTCATCAGAGACAGTAAAACGGTATAACTAGATGTCACAAAGCCAAAGATTTAAGAAACAATTTTGATACGACTATTACCCACAACGACGCTAGCTCTAGGTGCGCCGATTTGTTGCATTACCTGTTCGTGCCAATACCTTTGTCTTTGGTCTTGATCTGACAATAATTCTATATGTGTAACACCTACCTGAACGTCTTCTTTGCTGTTTTGAGAAACACTTATTTCACTATTTTGTAATGGATAAGCGTTCATTGTTAGATATCTAGCTGCGTCACAAAGATCGTCGTCTTTCTTCTCTGGATCGTCCGTGAGCCTACCAGACGCATCCCTAGCCCGATGGTACTTGGCAAGTCTGGAAACCAACCCCATAACCCCTTCGCCTTCTTTTAGGAAGTACATTTGAGGCTCACCGGAAACTGGCCTTAGCTTACTACGGATAATATTGATACCACCTAATACTGAACCTGGATTTTTCTTCCAAAGACGTACACGGAACCCTGCCGTCTTAAAGGCTTTTACAGCACCAGGATCAGCCATATCTGCCCAGACAATCGGATTGTATTTAAAAAACTTTTCTTTACATATTTCAATTTGCTCTTGTTCTTCTAATGAAGGTATCTCTAATGCCCTAAAGAATAAGCATGTTTCGGGCAACAATAATGCCAATGTAGCTGCAAATGGGTGTGTATGTCCAAAGTCTATACCTAAACCTATTCTAGCACCATGTTCTTCAACAAACAGCTTGACAAAAGCATCTATATCCATACCGTTATATTTCTGCTTTAGTTGGCTTTCATAGAATTGAGCCAAGGTTACGGTATGTAAATCCAGATCCAAACGTGGATAGATCAAACCTTCGCTGTTTGGTTTGGTACAAAGGTACTGTGCATTAACGTAATCAGGATCGCCGGCGTCACGGATTGTTAATGTGGTATCTGACAACTGACTCAACATCTTAGCTTGCGACTTTTGACCAGCTAATGTACCTCTACAAACAGAAACCAAAGGGCAAGTAACACAACCAGCGAATACATTGGTTCTCTCAAATTTTTGTTGTTTGGTTATCGGTAGTTCTTTGAACTCATTCTCGGATATGGTTGTTAATGCCGAACGATCTATGTAAACATCTAACTTAGGCAATAGAGGTAAATGCTTCTTATCTGGACACCTTTCAGTAACATCTAATAAGTTCCAATGTCTAACGACTAGTCCAGTTTTATGAGCCTTATCCAGTTCTTCTTGAACCTTACCGTAACTGGATTTACGAGTTGATATAAGCAGGGTAATTGGAAGTTGACCATTACGACCTTTAGGTATCGACTTTGCTTCTTGGTAGGCACGCGGATTACTGATAACGTCAACTTCGTCAACAACCATGAAAGTCGAATGTTTAGAGTTCGTACCAGCTAACGTACAAATGGCAACTTCAATTTTAAGATGTACTTTGTTATATCTTTCTTGCTCTTGCTGAGTCAGTATTAGATATTCATCTTTAGTAAGGTTTTCTGTAGGATTGTCGATACTTTCATATCGTAACACTTCTAATGTACGTTTTCTGTCACCTTCAATAAAGGGTCTTAATGAAGGTATATCTAGGAAGTTACGCACATACTCTTGGGCTTTTTCGGATTGATCCTCTTGCGCAGCTAGATGAACTACATCCCGTTTAGCGTGTAGTATAACTAGCACTTCTAGGATAGCTGCATCCAAAGTCTTCATTGAAGCTCTAGCAGCATATGCCATTATACGAGACTTAAGCTCATCACCACCAGATAACGCTAGCAAGTAAATTTCCCATACCAAACCAAATGGTGTAGTGTTGCTATCGGGATCAACGATGTAATCGGGTAGCTCTAAGTTAAAGAAGTAATATAGAAAGTCCTTAAGATGCTGTTCATCTGCACATGGATGGAACAATATTCTTCTAGTTGCCTTATCTTCTTCGGATAAGCTATTGTAACTAGCTTTAGGCATTTATACTTCTTCGATGTTTGACCAATTGAGATAGCTGACCGGGTATCGTTAAAACTTCATTATGAGCTAAGGTAGGTTTTTCTTCGTCTTCCGTGACAACCATTGGTGCAGGTTTATTTTCAATATTCGGCGATCTATTCTCTAATGTTCTAAGTGCTAATTCTACTAAGGACTTATACTGTGCTACAGTTTCTACCTTGACTGGCATATCGGTAGTTTTACCTGCCATGTAATCCTTTGCTTTCTTACCGATCTCATCGTTGGCGCAGTAAAGCAGATCCAAAACGGTTTGGGCGGTTTCTAAACCTGCCCGCGAATGTCTTTCAATTAAAGAATTGCGTATCTTATCGTTATATTCTTTTCTCGACAAATCCCATTCAAAAGTTATTCTTGCTTGAACTATAGCACCCAGGTTAATACCTTTGAACTCGGTGCCTATTTGCTCGCAACCGTATCCGTTCAGGTACAGGACTTGCATTCTGGTTGCTAGGTCGATTGATAACGGTTTTTCTTTGGGGTCCAGTCTCCATACGGCTAGGGCTTTCCGTTCCCTTTCCGTCAACATTTCCTCTATCTGCTCTGGTTCCCACATCTGCGAGAAAGATTTCTTTTCTATTTTGGATAATAAATTCTACATTTACGTTACCAACTATAAACCTTGTCCAGTTCACTATTTCTTCTAACTTGTTATTTGGGTATTCAATATCAGAACCTTCCGTAATGAACTTAACATATCGTTCATTTAACGGGCAATCAAAAAAACATTCCACCTTACGGTTATGTGGATAAAAAAGCATATCTAAATAACCGCGCAATTGTGCAGTTTGTTCTTCATTCATTGCGCCAGTTAATATAGTAATTTCTCGTAAAGATGCTAAGTTATTCATCCGTTGCCTTTATACTCATTCTGTCTTCTAACAATCCAATTAGCTCTTTTTTGGAGGTACTGTTTCTAGGTACGAAGCTTTTTAGTCTCTTTTCAAGAGCTACAATTGGGC